TGTCTTTCGGGCATAGGGCATCCGATAGCCGGTGCCTGTCACCAGCGTGGATTGCAGGGTAGGTTCAATCTCGGCAAGGATGTTCAACTGGCTCTCATCCTTGTACAGATTACGAATCCACGCCTCAGCCTGTTCGCGACCGGAGTCATACCGCGGGTGGATGGAGTCAAGCGAAAGAAAATTCTCGCCACCGAAGATGTTCTTCTTGAGTTTCGGCAGGCGGTCCTGGCAGATACCGAAAGCAATGTTCAGCATGACCTTGGAAGCCGTGCCGTCGAGTTGCCATGGTTTCTTGCCGCGCCAAAGTGCTTGATGCCTGGCCGCAAGTTCAAAATGAGGCTTGCAAAACTCGCTCGAAACTAAGAACTCTTCCCTGAATGCCGCCACCGTGGCATCGAGACTGTCGGGTGTTAGATATTCGTCAGGCATGTGTCATTCTGTCCCTGTTTTTTCTTAATTAGCGTCAACATGGCACACTTGAGCCAGAATGTCAAGCTTTTAATTTATGTTGTCTCATCATGCTATCCATGCTCTGCTGTGGCTTCATCCAGCCGAAGGCCGCCTGCTCACCTTTGCCACCCCTTTTACGCGCCTCTTCTTCCAGTGATGAATGGTATTCGGTTTTCTTTACCTCCTTCACCGGCGGGCGCCACCGGCTGAAAAGCATGACAATCGCATCAAGTCTGTCAGGGCTTTCCTGTGTGCGCTTGCGGTGTTCTTTTTTCGGCTGCAGTTTCACTTTGTTGTGATCGTCGAGATGATACCGGCGTTGCCGCATCTGTTTCATCAATATGGGGTCATCGGGAATCTGGATGTCGGGATTCATCCTGATCATTTCCTTGAACCTGTAATGATCCTCAGTCATCCTATCAGCGTACTCATGCTTGGCCATGGGGACCTGCTGGTTCATATACCGCTCCATACCGCGATATTGCTTGCCGTCAATAACCTTGCTCTCCATGTTATCTATGATTGCCTGGCCGATACCGCCGTTATCCGCAATCGCGTCCTGCGGCCGCACATCAAACCGCTTTAAGTCCGTCAGGAAGTCATTTGCGAGCTTATTTGTGTCTTCCTCGCGCCATACCTGCTCATAAACCACCTTGTTGCCGTCAAGAATCATTATCGGCTGTTCATCGCCACCGCCCGAAAACTCCAATCCGGCAAACTTCCTGCCCGGGCTGTAATGCTCCTTCGGCTTCATCGCCCTCTTCATCCGGTCAAGGTCGGTGTCGGTGAACACATTGTTTTCGTCGGTCTGCCGCTGGAATTCACCCTCGGAAAAGCTCTTGATGAAGCTCGAGCGCTGCCCGAATTTCTCTACCAGTTGTTTCAGATACCTTATCTTCGCCGGGGTCTGCAAGTGCGGGCAATCACGTCGGTTAATCTTCCGGCGATATGTCCATAGGGCATCGTGGTCACGCTTCATCCCGCCATCAAGCGTGTCGGGATCCACAGCCTCGAAAAACGGGCCGGTATCTTCGCCAGGCGTTGATATCACAAGCAGGAAGTCGGGCTCGATACGCCATGCGGCCTCAAACACCTCCTGATCAACGCTCTTGGCCTCGTCAATGATAACGCATACCGGACACCAGCAACGCTCTCCCTCGCTGTCGGTCTCCCATGAGCCATGATATCCTTCCATAGTCATCGCATCACGGGGTACACGCGCCACCCAGTTGCTTTGTAACCCCCTGATCTTCGGCGCCCTCACGGTCAGATCGCTCAATGATATAGCCCACCCGGAATCAGCATACGGCCGCAGGATGTTGTTCAAATACTTGAATAACTGGCCTTTGATCTGGGGTTCGGCGCCGGCCGTGGAGAACACCGTCGCACCGGGGAACGCCGCCATGACGCTCAAGCCAAGCAACGGAACCAGGATGCTCGTCTTGCCGGCGGCGTTGTTGAATGCCGCGGCCACGCGCGCGCCGGGCAATGCGGCTTCCTCCAATATCTCGCGCTGCCAGTCATACAGTTCCGGCATCGACCACGCCGGAGCCTGCATCAGCGGATGGTTGGAAGTCGAAAATCTCGCCAGGCCCTTTGTCTGATCTTTCAAAACTCCACCTTCTCGTCCTCAGCCTCCACCTCGCTCGCCACCGCCAACGCCGGGGCAAGCCTCTCCTTCATCCTTTCCTCCCATTCTTCCTCGTTTTCCTCGGGCTCGGGCTTGGGCTCGGGCCCGGGATCCGGCGGGGCGTCGATAATCTCAGGTAATATCTCTTCATCCTGCGTGTCCTCGTCCTCAGGGAAATCTTCGTCGGACAACGGCAGGGGCTCTGGTTCTTTGAACTTGTCGGTATCCTTGTCCACATCTTTCACCATGCCAACGGCTTGAAACACCACTCCCGTTGCCTCTTCCAACGCATCGCGCATAGCACCCTTGCTCGCCCCGGTCAGGTCCATTAGCCTTTTCATCAGCCCACTCAATCCGCCGGGAATGTGTTCCAGCTCGGTCGCCGGATGACTCGCGAACTGAGCCAGGTATTCGCACATCGCCGCCGGGTCCATCCGGTTAATCGTCTTGCTCTCATTGTCAAACACGCCCAGCTTATTCAAGACTTCGATCGCTTTGAGCTTCTGTGGAGTGGATTCGCTGTCCTCAATCACCTCTTGACATGTGTGGATCACCGACTTCAAGTCCACTTCTTCCTTCACCGCCAGAGGGCTCAAGAACACCACCCTGCCCTTGATCTGGTCGTTCTGCATCAGTCGCCACGCACTCTTCGACGCCAGGGTCCGGTCGGTCGTCCCATACGCTGCCATGTAGGATTCCGTGCGTGACTTGCCGCTCTTGATCTCCTGGGCGAATCGCTCCCACTCGGGTTTGGGTAGCGGTAGTGATGTGTTTGCGGTCATAGCAATTTCCCTTGAGTTGCGGTTTCATCCTTTGCGGCATTTGCCATCCGCGCTTCCGCAATCCGGCAGTATTCCGCCTCGCGTTCGATGCCGATGAACCCGAATCCTTCGAGCTTGGCGGCGATACCAGTGGAACCACTACCGGCAAAGCAATCCAGTATCGTTCCCTGCGGCGGGGTGATTAGGCGGCATAGATAGCGCATGAGGGCGATGGGCTTGACGGTGGGGTGGTGATTCTGTGTCTTATTCACGCCCCGATTGCGCGGATTATCGCCGCCAGGGTTGCCTTCTTTGCGGCTTTCGTCAGGTTGTTTTTCCTCAAACCCTTCCAGCCCCGCGTTGCGTTCTGCCTTTGACGCCTTGGCGCAGTAGAAGAAACGGGCGGCGGAGCCTTCGCTTGCGGGATAATTAGTCGTAGTAATCCCTGCGGCGAATGGTATATCGCCCTTGTTTATATGACGAACTTGCCCCGCTTTTCTTGCCCCAACTTTGCCGTTCGGAAACCCTTTCACCGCCTCGTCGCTCCCGTCGTGGATTAGGTTCGCGGGAAAGCGGCCAGATACTTTGAATTCTAAATCTTTTCCTGAACCATCCATTAAACCAACGCCAGTATCTCCTTTGGCGTGATTGTTTAATTTGGATGGTTGTGCTCCGCTTCCTTTGTAAGTTCTTTCCTCAACACCCACTCTTGAAGCATCCACGTTAATCCCGCCTGTGCCCCATTTGAGCACGTTGGCGGCTACCGTCGGCTCGGACAGCGGTTTGCGGCAGAGCGTCCAGAGTTCCATCGCGGGTTTTAGGGCGGTGCCGTAGCCTTCCCATTCGTTATCGCTTGGAGTATTGTCAGTAATTCCGCCGCCCATACCGCTTCCGTATTTATCGTTTTTGTAGTTTAGAATGTATGACGTTTTGACTTCCTTCCCATGTAACTTGTCCACGGCCTTCCCGATATTCAAACTTTTCGGAAACCCGCTCCCATAAATCCAGCCCACAATATCCCGTATCTCAAAACCCGCATCCTCGATGTTCATCGCCATCCGGTGTTGCGTCCGTGTGCCGCAGGCTATCAGGGCGTGACCGCCGGGCTTCAGCACCCGTAACGCCTCTTGCCATACCTCAACCTTCGGCACGTTGTAATCCCAGTGCTTGCCCATAAAGGAAATTCCATAGGGCGGGTCGGTCACGATGGAGTCCACGGAATTATCCGGCATCCTCTTCATCACTTCCAGACAATTGCCGTTGCGAATTTTGGTCATAGGTTCCTCCTTTTGACTGCAGACCCTATCACATCACCCATGTCCTGTCAAGGCCTGTTTTTTGAGAAAAATCCCGGGGGGATGATACATAGCAGATGCGCCAAATTAAAAAGGGTCCCCCTCCCCCTTTACAACGTCGCATAATAACTGTTATGTCTACTCCACGCTGACA